TTTTACGCATCAGCTTGGATTAGTCAAGTAGACTTTGGAGATGACACAGCTTCTTTCGAGTATGATCTATTTGGCGGATTCGCCTTTAGTGCATCAGATAACTTATCTTTTGATGTTGGTGTTATACAATACAGATATGATTATAAATCTATTGAAACAGTAGAAGAAGCCTACTTTATGGCACACACTGCTTTAGGTAGCTTTAGCTACTTTGTAGATACTGATAATTCAGATAAAGATTATATGGTAGCAACACTTAATGTACCTTTTATTGATAGTGTAGATGTAGCTTTCAAATATGGTAAATTTAATGATGATAGTACTTGGAAAGGGCTTACTTTTGATAAGTCATTCGGGAATATCGATCTTACTTTACTAGTAATGGACGATGCCAAGAACGGTAAATTTACTGACAATGTATCCCTGGGACTTTATTACAACTTATAATGGCTTATTCACAAAAAGTAGTAAAACGTTTTGAAGACGTACTAAAGAATCCAGAAGCGCACAATGTTGGACGTTTTGACCCCAATGATCCTGATATAGGAACTGGAATGGTTGGAGCCCCTGCTTGTGGAGACGTTATGAGACTGCAATTGCAAGTAACAGATAACGTAATAACAGATATAAGATTTAAAACTTACGGCTGTGGCTCTGCAATAGCGAGTTCTAGTGAGTTAATTGATATGCTAACGGGCAAAACGCTGGAACAGGCGGAGGACATCACAAATAAAGATATAGCTAACGCATTGTCACTCCCACCTATCAAGCTTCATTGCTCTGTATTAGCAGAGGAGTCTATCGAACAAGCAATTGCTGACTATAGACGTAAAGATAATTATAGGAGAAGTGATCATGGTTGAATATGAAACCAAAATAGCAAAACCCGTAGCAGAGCCAGTGGCTCCAACGAATAAAGTAGACGTCTATGAAAGTAGAGGACTGTGGAAGTTTCGTGATGCTAGCGGAAGATTGCATAAATTTAAAACAAAAGAGGAGGCTTACAAAGCCTTAGAGAAAGATGACTAAGTGGTATACAAAAATTAGGAATGTATTGAATGGCTCAGATAAAAACTGGGACGGTTCAGTTGACATTCATGATAAGATGGTAGCTGCTAAGCAAAAATCAAAGACCTTTGCAGAAGTTAAGGCAGAAGCACAGGAAGAGGCGTCTAAAGACGCTAAGGAGAAATAAATGGGAGCTATTAAATTGCTCGGAGCACAAGCCGCATGTGGCGTTAACGTTGGTGCTGCATCTACATTTCTAGGTGCTGTCAATGTAAGACTTGTTAATTCAGGTACTACAGTTAGACTAGTTACTGTTGCTAATTCAGCTGATGCTACATTAGGAACCTGCTCACTAGCGGGCGGAGAAGTCATAGTCCTTAAGAAGGGCAGTACAGACCAAGTATTTGCTGCGCATGCAGAGATACTAGGAACACCAGTTCTAACAGAAGGATAGTGGCAGCTAGAAAAAAGCTACGTACTACAAGAGCCGCCGCAAAAAAGCGAGTAAAGTACCAAAAGTACAAAAAAACTAGGGTGGCATCTAAGAAAAGGACTAAGTACCAAGCGTATAAAACGTCCCGAACCCAGAGACTGGGTAAAAAGAGTTAACATTCCTTACGCCATATAGTGCTTATAGGATATTAGACAAATAAAGTAAAATGGTAGAAGATATAGATTTAAGATACATGGATGAAAGTTGGTTAGACAACCTATCTGATTCCGCAACAAAAGCTCTGGCTAGCGTCGATAGAGAATCGAACAAAACAGGGCATCTTAGCGAAGAGAACTTACAGATAGCATCGCTATGTGGAGGTTTTCTGTATCTATACCATCTTGCTCAATCACATCAAATTATTCATTCATTAGATAACACTACAATACATTGACACTAGAAATTAGTCGCAAAGACATTAATGGGGATGCACTCGCCCCTTATTCAGCAGAAGAAAGATTTATTAAACTACCAATAGAGCCCTACATGGACTTATTGGGGGTTACTCCTATCGCATCACAATGTGCCCTCATTAATGCAATCAATAACCCTAAGTACCGTTTCGTTTGCGGAGCAGTATCTAGGCGTCAAGGTAAAACTTACATTTCAAATATAATAGGGCAACTCACAGCTCTAGTACCCAACACTCACATATTAATTATGTCACCTAACTACTCTTTATCTCAAATATCATTTGATTTACAAAGACAATTAATTAGGCACTTCGATTTAGAAGTAACAAAAGATAACGCAAAAGACAGAGTTATAGAACTATCTAATGGCTCTACTGTTCGTATGGGCTCAATTAACCAAGTTGATTCTTGTGTAGGTAGATCATACGATTTAATAATATTTGATGAAGCAGCACTTGTAGATGGTAGAGATGCTTTCAACATAGCACTCAGACCAACCTTAGATAAAGATAATAGTAAAGCTATATTTATTTCTACTCCTCGTGGTAGAAATAATTGGTTTGCCGACTTTTTCTATAGAGGCTACACAGATGAATTTCCAGAATGGTGTTCGATAAGAGCGACCTACCACGAGAACCCACGTTTTAGTGAAGAAGACATATTAGAAGCTAAAAAATCTATGTCCTCAGCAGAGTTTGCTCAAGAGTACATGGCTGACTTTAATACTTATGCAGGTCAGATATGGAACTTTGACTATGAGAAATGCGTAGCGGATCTATCAGAATTAGACACCAGTAATATGGACGTTATAGCAGGATTAGACGTAGGGTATAAAGACCCGACAGCCTTATGCGTACTCGCATATGATTGGGACTTAGGTAAATTTTATGTACTAAATGAGTATTTAGATGCAGAAAGAACCACAGAGCAACATGCTGTACAGATTAGAGACTTACAAGAAAAACACGATATTGATTGGATTTATATTGATTCCGCAGCACAACAAACTAGGTTTGACTTTGCTCAAAACTATGACATTAGTACTATAAATGCAAAAAAAGCAGTACTAGAGGGAATTGGAGAAGTAGCTAGTTTAGTGGATAATAATAACTTAATTGTAGATCAAAGATGCACACATACATTACAATGTTTAGACCAGTATCAATGGGATCCAAATCCGAACTTACTAAGAGAGAAGCCAAAACACGATAAACACTCCCATATGGCAGACGCTCTTAGATATGCGCTGTATACATTCGAGACGTCAGCGACTACTTTCTAATGAGCATGACCTACAAAAAAATGTTTCTTGACATTATCGTGGTAATTTAGTATAATACAAGGTAAGAGAAAAATAAATGAATCTTAAGCGAGACCTAGTCAAATACGTTAGAGACAGAGCAAAGTCAAAGTACGATAAGGGAACGGAATGTCGTATTTGCGAAAGTACGGAAAACCTCGACTTCCATCACTTCTACGGATTGACGGAGCTGTTAGAGAAGTGGTTAAGAGAGAACAAACTTAACATTCAAACCGCTGAAGAGATAATGGAAGTGCGGGATACATTTATAGAACAGCATTTACTAGAACTATACGAAGAGGCTGTAACTCTTTGTCATAATCATCATTTAAGATTACATTCCATTTATGGAAAAAGACCGCAATTACACACAGCCCAGAAACAAAAACGTTGGGTAATAAAACAAAGAGAAAAGCATGGCATGGTATGACCGATTTCTAGGTAGAAGTACTCTAGACGCAGACGAAAAAAATAACCCTTCGCAATACTTAATGAGTAGAGAAGAGGGATTATCTATCAACTCAAGAGAAGTTGTTACTCGTTATCGTGATGCATATGAAAAGCTAGAAGTAGTTAACCGTGCAGTAAATATAGTTGTTGATGATGTCGCAGAAATACCTGTAGACGTTGGACCAAAAGTAGTAGGACTGAATCCAGTATTTAAAAATATTAGAAAGGTTACTGTTAATAACTTATTAAATGTCCAACCAAATCAATATCAAGATATTAATACGTTTAAAAGAAATCTAATAACCGATTATTTAATTGATGGCAACATATTTGTCTATTTTGACGGACAAAGCTTATATCATTTACCCTCTGAAAACGTTACAATTGAATCAGACGAACAAACATATATTAGTAAGTATACGTACGATGGAATCATAGATTATCTTCCATCAGAGATTATTCATATTAAAGAGAACTCATTTAACTCTATTTATAGAGGAGTTCCAAGACTAAAGCCAGCATATAGAACTATGCTACTATTAGCAAGTATGAGAAACTTTCAAGATAACTTCTTCAAAAATGGAGCAGTTCCAGGATTAGTACTTAAGAGTCCTAATACCTTGAGTGAAAAGATAAAAGAACGTATGCTAGCTGCTTGGAGAGCCCGTTACAACCCGAGCACAGGAGGGAGACGACCTCTAATTTTAGATGGTGGTTTAGAAATAGATAACTTAACGGAGGTTAACTTTAAAGATCTAGACTTCCAAGCAGCGATAGCAGCAAACGAAAAAATTATACTACAGGCAATAGGTGTACCACCTTTGCTATTGGATAGTGGGAACAATGCAAATATTAGACCCAACCATAGGTTGTACTACTTAGAAACAGTACTACCTATAGTACGAAAAGTAAACTTTGCATTTGAGCGTTTCTTTGGATTCGATCTTTCAGAAGATGTGAGCGATATACCTGCTCTACAGCCCGAACTGAAAGACTCGGCAGCATATTACAGTACTTTAGTTAATACTGGAATTATGACGCCAAACGAAGCCAGAGAAGCAATGAGAATGGAGCCGTTAGAAGGGCATGACGACTTAAGAGTGCCTGCAAATATAGCAGGCTCAGCAGCGAATCCATCAGAAGGTGGACGACCTGAAGAAGAGGAAAATAATAATGGCGAATAAAAAACAAGTTTTAAAACAGCTAGCTGATTATTTTGCAAAAAAGGGTAAAATTTTATCACCTGCGGAGTACAAAGCCGCACCTGACGCACCTATCAGATTTACACTCGCCAAGAGACCTTTCGGTTCTTGGGGTAGAGTAGCGTCTATGATAAAGACTAACTTCCCTGAACAATGGGAAAAGGCACAACCTTCTACGGAAGCACCTGTCGCTCCAAAAGTTGCAAAAGCGCCCAAAAAAGCTGCTACGGCTAAACAGCCAAAAGCAAAGAAATAAAGGGGAATAATTATGCAAAAGATTTTTAATTTAACATCAAACATTAAGTCTGTCGAAGAGGCAGACGACGGAAGTGTAAATATCAAAGGATATGCCAGCACTAACGATACAGATCGTGCGGGAGATGTTATTAAAAAAGAGGCTTGGGAGAAAGGAGGATTAGACAATTTTGGCAATAATCCTATTATACTTTTCAACCATGACTATAACAAACCTATCGGCAGAGCCACCTCATTAGAGACTGACGACAAAGGACTAAAGATTACCGCGAACTTATCAAAAAGTGCTGGCGATATAACAAATTTAGTAAAAGAGGGTATTCTGAGAGCATTCAGTGTCGGCTTCCGCGTCAAAGACGCAGATTATATGGAAGACGGCGATGGATACTTAATTAAAGATGCGGAGTTGTTTGAAGTAAGTGTGGTATCCGTACCCGCTAACCAAGCAGCCACCTTCTCTGTGGCGAAGTCTTTTGACACGAAGGAAGAATATTCCGAGTGGAAAAAGCAATTTGTCAAAACAACCGAGGTAATTACGCCTCAAGATAATACAGACAATATGTCTGTCTTCAAGGAAAAAATAATGTCAGAAAATAAAGACTTTAATCTTGAAGAGTTTGCAAAGAACGTTGCTAAAGAAACAACTGCAGCTATTGCGATGCAACAAGCCGATGCTAAAGCGAAAGCTATAGCGGAGG